ATTGAAATATAACGTAAAGTGTGCTATACTGATAGCAGAAAGAAAGGATTGAAATGATTAAAAAAATAGAAGTCAAGATACAGATTAAAAACTGGATAAGTGGTGCGGTTTTATACGAGAGCGAAAAGCCGACCATTAAAGAAGCACTTGTTGATGCTAACCTGCGTGATGCTAACCTGTGTTATGCTGACCTGCGTGGTGCTGACCTGCGTGATGCTAACCTGTATAGTGCTAACCTGTATGGTGCTGACCTGCGTGGTGCTGACCTGCGTGATGCTAACCTGTATAGTGCTAACCTGTATGGTGCTAACCTGCGTGATGCTAACCTGCGTGATGCTGACCTGCGTGGTGCTGACCTGCGTGGTGCTGACCTGCGTGATGCTGACCTGCGTGGTGCTGACCTGCGTGGTGCTGACCTGCGTGATGCTAACCTGCGTGATGCTGACCTGCGTGATGCTGACCTGCGTGGTGCTGACCTGTATGGTGCTGACCTGCGTGATGCTGAAAACGCTGACTACGTC